ACTAGGGCGACAGGAACTCCTCGGCCAACTCCTGGAGGACGTCGAAGGAGCGCTCTGGACGGCGGACCTCCTCGAAATCACGCGCCGGAACCTGGACGAGCTTCCCCGCCTCTCCCGCTGCGTAGTGAACGTGGACCCGTCCTGGGGAACGACCGGAGACGAGTGTGGGATCGTCGTGACGGCCCTCGGAGCGGACGCCCATGTGTACGTGCTCGCGGACCTCTCGATGACCGGCAGACCGGCTGAGTGGGGGAAAGTGGCGGGAAATGCCTATCGGGATGGTGTCCCCGGCTTCCCGGCGCGGATGGACCGGATCAACGCCGAGCGGAACTTCCAGGGTGAGCAGGTCCGCCTCGTCATGGAGACGGTAAGCGCCAGCCTCGGCATCCCGATCACGTTCAAGCTCGTCTCCGCCTCCCTAGGGAAGCGTCTACGAGCGGAGCCCGTCCAGGCGCTTTACGACCAGGGCCGGGTTCACCACGTCGGCTTCCTGCCCGGGCTCGAAACCCAGATGACCACCTGGGTCCCGCCGCAGGACAGCGGAGAGGTAGAGGCGGAGGCGCGGCAGGAGAAGATGCTCGCGAAGGGGATGGCCGACGAGGCGGAAGGCACCGGGGAGGATCACGGCCTGGCCTCGGAGTGGTCGCCTGACCGAGTGGACGCCTTGGTGTTCGGCGTGACGGACCTTCTCCTCGGGGAGCCGCGGATCGGGACGATAGAGGTAGCCGAGGGCCGAATCCATACCGGGCGCCCGAGCGAGCGGGGAACCATCGAGGCGCTCCCGCCGCGCCTTAGAAGGCTCGCCCAGCAGCAGCTACGCCGGGGCTGATCCGGGAGCACTAGACAACGCTACTCCGGTAGCGTATGATTGCCTCCGTGACCACTACCGAGCAGGAGACGACAGCCATGAACGACACCATTCAGGACGAGGCGGAGGAGTCAGCTGAGATGAGTGAGAGCGACTTCGAGTCGTTCCTCCTAGAAGTCCTCGAAACGTCCAGCGGGACGTTCTACACGGAAGCCGGGGAGGAGATAGAAGTCGAGCGCGTCTCGACCTTCTCTGACCAGGGCATGATGACCCGGAACCACGGCCTCGTGGTCCGGATGGGCGACAGCCAGGTGGCCTTCGAGTTTCAACTCACGATCGTGCAATCCCGATGACGTGCCGGTTCGCAATTACCAGCTTCTCCGGCCTCCGCTCAGCGTGGGCCGACAACTGGTTCGACGCCACCGCCAAGGCTGAGCAGTTCGCAGCCGGGGGCAACCTGCCCAGCACGATTCTGTGCACTGAGGGTCCGCAGAAGGGTTACCGCTGGACGAAGTGGTCCGGCAGCGAGGCGTGCCTACAGTCCGGTTGCGAGCGTGTCCGATGACCGCCACCTACGCCACCTGCCCGGCAGGGTGCGGCGAGGTCGAGGTGGCGGAGATTGACGAGCCCTGCCCGACGAACTGCTGCCCGGGCGAGCACGCCACGGTCTGTAGCCAGTGCGGCGAGCCGATGGAGGAGGAGGCATGACCGACCGCAGGCAGGAGGAGCGCCGGAGCGCCTTCGCGGATGGCGGCCGCCGCGTCTGGGACCGCCCAGGGCCGGACCGCCGTAGCTGGAACATCAGCGACCGCAGGACCCAGGACGACAGCCGGTGGCTCCTGTTCAACGCCGACAGGCGTAACGGAGGCGGGATCGACGCCGAGGCGAAGTGCGCGACCTTTACTGAGACGTTCGGCGGTACCTTCGACGGTGGCGTGCTCCGCTATCACCCTGACCTCGGCGTCTGGCGTAATCACTCGCTCACCTGCTCAGACGAGAACTGCCGAGGCGACTCGGCGGCTGGCCTTATCTCGCCGTCGTGAGTACGTACCGGGAGGCCAAGGTCGTCACCCGCTGGGAGGCGTGGTGCGACGAGTGTCCGTGGACCTATGAGGACAGCGACCCGGAAGTAATCGTCCTGGCCCGGCTGACGCACGAGCGCGAGCACCACGAGCGCGGGCGGAGGGCGAAGTGAGCACGGCTGAATCTCGCGGCGTGACTACTCACTACGGCGTCGTCTATTTCAGCGGCGACCCTTACGGCGAGCACCCGGATCGAACGCTCCGAGGCCAAGCCCCGAGTCTCACGCTGATCGCCGCCGGTCCCGAGCAGTTCTGCTGGACGGCACTAGGCGAATGGACGGCGAAGCACGTCTTACGTCAATGGGAGACGGCCGAGGTCGTCGCCCGAACGGTACCGGCGAACAGCGAGCTTGGCGATCCGTATCGGTTCATTACCGATCCGCGCGGCGAGCACAGGAGGGCGAAGTGATCCCCCAGGCCGCCTGTGCCACCTGTGGCCGCAACTACCGGCTGATCGAGCTGGCTGAGGACCGGGTGCACACCGCCGAGAACGGCCCCGAGATGGAGCGAGCCACGAGGGCACTCCGGGATGCCCGGCTGAGCCAGTCGAACCACTACCGGGTGAGCCACGGCGAGACTCCCCAGGAGGGGACTAGACAACGCTACCGGGGTAGCGTATGATGCGTACATGACCACCACCCAGACAGCCACCTCCGTAGGCGCTATCCGGACCCGGAGCACCGCTCCGCTGGCCCTGGTCAAGGGCGGCCGGATTATCGGCTACGCCAAGTCCAGGCAGCCGGTAGTCCTCAAGCGCGCCGCCCGGCTCGGCGCCGAGGTCCTCCCTATCCGGGACGGCCGCGTAGCTACGAGCTAGTCCGGAGGACGCCCCGGCTACGGCCGGGGCACCTTCGCGTCTGGGGTCAAGACAGGTAGCCTCCGCGCTAGTTCAGATCGCTACCAGGAGGACGCCGAAATGGCCGGACAGGACACCATCGAGGAGTTGGAGGGGCTACTCGCCTCGCTGGGCAACGGGCAGGTCTACACCGCCTCCGCGGGAGCGGGCGCTCTCGCCCTCCCGCCGCTGTTCGCCCCGGCTGGCGGGACCGCAGGTGAGGACCTGACGCCCGCCTACTCCGCCGCCGTGATCACCCTGACGGGCACGCAGACGTCGATCCTCCTCCCCGCCGGACCCGGCGCGGGCCGGATGGGGATATTCCGCCTCGCCCTGATCCAGGGTGGCTCCGGCGCCTATACGGTCACGGCCTGGTACTCCTACGGGACGACCGCGGCAAAGTGGGTCGGCGGCTCCGCCCCGTCCCTGACCACGGCAGTCGGCTCCATCGACATGGTGGACTTCACCTGCCTCGACGGAACCAACTGGTACGGGTCCGCCAAGCTCCACATCGCCTAGACCGCTCGAAACCCGGACGCCGTGGAGCGTGGGGGCTCCGAGGTCATAGACCAGGAGCGAGCGGAGATACTGCATCGGGATTGCTTCCCGGTAGACGTCACCCTCGGGGATCGCGTCGTTGCCCGGCAGGCGCGCGTATTCGTGACCTCCAGACGGGTCCTGATCTACGCAGGGAATATGCAGAAGGTCTACGAGGCGGAGATATCGAACGCGCCGGAGCGGAACCGTGGCAGCCTTGTAGGGCCGTTAGACCTGAACGTGGCCGAAGGGGTGCTCTGGCTGAACCGCTCCGGCGGTTGCGGCTGCCACTCCCCGCTCAAGGCGCTGAGCCCGCCCGTCTCGTGGTGACCTTCTCCGCCTCCTCCGCCCTCGGAGTGACCGTGGACGCGGCCTGCGTCTGGAGGATCGTCCGGTTCGTCACGAAGGACGCGCTGGCGGAACCCCTCAGGAAGTGGGCACACGGCCGTGGCTGGCGCTCCAACGGCTCGGAGACGGCCGGACGCGCTACGGCGCGTAAGTTCTCCTACTTCCTGACCTGCGCGTGGTGTACGAGCATCTGGATCGCCGCCGGGGTAGTCCTCCTGACGGAGTACGCCTGGACGGCCTGGCGCCCGGTCGCCCTCGTTCTGGCCTTCTCCGCCGTCGCCGGGTTTATGGGGGATAGGTCCTGATGGCCCGCATCCTGCCGTTCCGTAAGCGGAGGGAGGAGCCGGTCCACCGGCGCACCCAGACGATCACCGCCTCCGCCGCCACGCTCAACCTCGCCTCGAAGTCAGAAGCTCGGCGCGTCCGGATGCTCCGCCAGGGCTGGCAGGAGGACGCCTGGGCCTACCGGGACGCCATCGGGGAAGTCAGCTACGCCCATCGGTTCATCGCGAACTGCGCCTCTCGGATGCGGATATTCGCCGCCGCCTACCCGGCGGACGACTACGACGCCGAGCCGATTGCCCTGGACGACCCGGAGGCGCAGGTCCCGCCGGACTTGGTTCAGGCGGCCCAGTCAGCTATGTCCGCGCTCGGCTCCGGCCGGGTGGCGATGGCGAACATGATGCGGATGCTCTCGGAGAACCTCTCCGTGGCCGGGGAGGCGTTCCTGCACGGCCAGACTGACCCGGGAACCGGAGTCGATACCTGGATCGTCCGGAGCATTGACGAGGTAATGATCCGGGACGACAAGTACCAACTCCGGGAAGTCCCGCTCGACCCGCAGGGCGTATTCGGCTGGGTCCCGCTCGACATGGAGAACAACTACCTCGCCCGTATCTGGACTCCGCACCCGCGGTTCAAGCTCCTGGCCGACTCGTCTATGCGAGGCGTCCTGGACTCGTGCGAGGAGCTGATGATCCTTTCGAGGATGATCCGGGCGACCGGCCGCTCCCGTCTCGCCGGGGCTGGCATCCTCAAGGTCCCGGACGGACTCTCCGCTCAGAGCGCGACGGACGACGACGAGGACCCGCAAGCGGACAAGTTCCTGGGCGTCCTGGCAGACACGATGATGGCGCCGATAGCGGACGAGGGCGTTGCCTCCTCCGTCGTACCGATCCTCGTGCGCGGCGCGCCGGATGCACTGAACGCCCTCCAGCACCTAAGCCTCGACCGCCCGCTCGACCCGGTAATGGCGGCGCAGCGGCAGGAGTTGATCGGCCGGATCGCCACCGGCATCGACCTGCCCAAGGAAGTCCTGATGGGCATGATCGACCTGAACCACTGGACGGCCTGGCAGGTTGACGACAACACCTTCCGCCACCACATCGAAACCCACGTCATCAACTGCGTAGACGCCCTGACCGTGGGCTACCTCCGGATGGAGTTGGCCGTCCTCGGCTTCGACCCGGAACTGATCGGCCGGATCGTCGTCTGGTACGACCCGGTAGAACTCGTCACCCACCCGGACCGGACGCAGGACGCCATCGCCCTTTACAACCTCCGGGAACTCTCCGGACAAAGCCTCCGGAAGGCGACCGGGTTCGATGAGGGCGACAAGCCGACCGATATGGAGATGGTCGTCCGGGCTATCTCCGGGGAGCGGAACTGGCCGCCGAACGCCGCCTTGGCCATCCTCGCCCGCCTGGACCCGACGCTCAGCTTCCCGCCGATCACGACAGCGGGGACGTTCCCGGGGATCAAGGCTGGAGCGGTAGACGCCGAAGCCCTCCCGGTTGCGCCAGGGGCACCGTTGCCCGGCGCAGTGACCGCCCCGCCCAGCCCTGCGTCCGCGGTACCCCCGGCAGCGCCCGGCGCGGAGGCGAACACTACGCCTCCTCCGGGGAACGCGCCAGGCAGCGCGCCGCCTAAGCCCTTGTCCGCCTCGGGGAACCGGGAAGCGGAGCAACTCTCCCGGAGGCTCGCCAAGATCGACGCTGACCTTCGGAACCGCCTCCAGGTGGCGGCGACCGCCGCGGTCGCGCGCGTTCTCGACCGGGCCGGGGCGAAACTCCGTACCTCCGTCAAGCGGGACGCGCGGCTATCACGCGCTATCACCGGGGTCGATAATCGACACGTTGCCCACACCCTGGGGACGGCCGTGGTCGAAGCCCTGGGCCTGAACGCCCCGGAGCTACTGACTACGGACTGGACGGACCTGAAAGTCTCCTACGACGCCTGGCTGTCCTCCTCGATAGCGGCGACCGTCTCCACCGCGGCGAAGCTGGCCGGGGACGACGTGACGAGCGAGAAGGCCAAGCGCCTCAAGGCCAAGCTGACGGCGCAGGCGGAGGCTGGCTGGCGGCTGATGGAAGCGGCGCTCGCCGCCCGGACGGCGAAGCTCCTCTACGAGCCGGAGCCTACGGATACCGGGCCGGTCTACGGCAACGCGGGCAAGGACGTCCTCGTAAGCCCCTCGACCATCCGAGGCGTCCTCGCCGTCGCTGGTGGGATGGCTACCCAGTCTCCCGCCACGGCCCTTACCTCGGACCTAGCGGCGACTACGGAGCCGGTCGGCCAGATCAGCACCGGAGACTCCGTTACGAGCTACCTGGAGGATGCCGGAACGGAGACAGCGGGTTACGAGTGGATACACGGAAGCCCGCTCAAGCCGTTCGAGCCCCACGAGGACCTCGACGGGACGCAGTTCACGGACTGGACGGACGACGCGCTGACGAACGGCGACGACTGGCCGCCGGTCCCCTACTTCGTCCCCGGGGACCACGAGGGCTGCACTTGCGATTACCTCGTCCTCTGGGAGCCCGGCGAGTCCTCCTCCGAGGGCGGGGACGTCTCCGTCTACGACACCGGGAACGAGCCGGTGATCCGGGACGATTCGGGCGAGGTCGTGATTCCGGAGGGAAGTCGGGAGCCGAGCCCGGTCTACGCGCCGGGAGAAGGACCAGAAGGATGACCAAGACAGGTTCAATGGAGGAGCTATGAGGCGCGCGCCGAAGTCACGATCCGAAATCATCGCGGAGTTCTACGCGCTCACGGCGGCCGGGTTCCCGCCCGCTCCCGGAGCCGCGCCCGCGGCCAAGCCTGCACCACCCGCGGCCAAGCCCGACCCGGAAGCGGACCCGGCGGACAAGTCCGCAGACGACGACGTAACGGCTGCCATCGCTGCTCTGGCTGCGGATACCACGGCGGCGATAGCGGCGCAGGAGAAGGACGACCCGGGCGACCCACACGACGCCAAGGTCCTCGACGCGCTTAAGGCGGTTCAGGAAGCGGTCGAAGCCGCGCAGACGGCGCAGGAGGCGGACGTTAAGAACGGGCCGCCCGCCCCGCCGTCAGACCCGAAGGCGCCTCCTCCGAGCCCGGATGCGCCCAAGGCGGCACCGGCCAAGCCTGCCGTCCCGCCCGCCGCCGCCACGGCGAGGGAGCGGTCGGGCTTCGCCGGGCCGGTCCCGAACGCGCCCCTCCCCACGGACGATCCTCCGGACGAGACGAACGCCGCGTCAAGCGGGGACGTCCCGCCGGACGCCATCTGTAAGACGGACGGCTGCGGCCACCTGGCGAGTTCTCACGAGGACACGGCCCAGGGGGAGAACACCGGGGCGTGCAACATGATGAACTGCAACTGCGCCCAGATCACGGTCCCGGACGAGTCCCCGATCAGCGACCAGCCCCAGGGCGCTCCCGGAATGTCCGCCCGCTTCGCTGACGTTCCGGAGGACAAGCCGGTCGATGAGGCTCTCGCTCCTCAGCCACCGGCCGCCGCTCCGGCCGTAGCCGGGATCGTCCCCGGGCAGGACGACTCCGGTGCAGGCTCCGCCGGTCCCGCGCTCCCGGGAGGGAAGCCCATCGGCCAGGCGTTCTCGATCCCGGTCGGGATCATGGAAGGCGTCGAGACTTCGGACGGCCGGTTCATTCAGCCGAACGCCCTGACGTGGCGGACGCCTCCTCTCCCGCTCATGGCGATGCTGACCGCCTCCCACGGCTACGACTCGATGGCGGACGCCTCCGTCTGGGTCGGCTACGTCGAGTCCGTAACCCGGGACGGGAACAACATCACCGCGACGGGACACTTGTTCGCGGACGATGACGACGCGACGGAGTTCGCCGCCAAGCTCGGGGAAGCCGGACAGTTCGGTATCTCCGCCGACGTAGGGAACGTGACCTCGATCCTCATGGCCCCAGAGCCGATCATGGTGGACGGGAACCCGACCTTCGACACGGAGGCGATGCCTCTGGAGACGCTGACGGCCGGGGAGATCATGGGCTTCACCGCCTGCCCGTTCCCAGCCTTCCCCGGGTGCTACATCATCCTTGGTGACGGAACCGGCCCGGCGCCGATCCCGATGAAAGCCCCTACGGCGGACCAGGCCCGGATCGGCCTGCACATCCTCACGACGGAGGAGTGCGAGCCATGCGCCAACGGGGTCACTCCGTTAGTAGCCTCCGGCGCTCCTACGGCTCCTCCTGTCGAGTGGTTCGAGACTCCGGAGCCGAGCGAGCTAATGCCGCTGACCGTGTTCGAAGACGGACGGGTGTTCGGGCACATGGCCGGATGGGGAACCTGCCATACCGGCCGCCAGGGCTGCGTCACGCCTCCGCGGTCCTCCTCTGGGTACGCGTACTTCCATACCGGGTACGTCCTCTGTAACGACGGCACGGAGATGCCTACGGGGAGGATCACCCTAGACGCCATGCACGCCGGAACGAGCCTGACCCTCCAACAGGCGATGGCGCACTACGACAACACCGCCCTCGCCGTCGCCAACGTCCACGCGGTAGACGGGAAGCTCGGCATCTGGCTAAGCGGGGCGATGGTTCCCTGGGCGTCCAAGGACCAGTTCTACAAGCTCCGCGCCGCCGGTTCGCCCTCCGGGGACTGGCGCTCGCTCGGGAGAGGTCACGAACTCGTAGCAGCTTTGGCCGTGAACTCCCCCGGGTTCCCGGTCCCGCGCGCAACGGTCCGGAACGGCAAGGTGCTCAGTCTGGTAGCGGCCGGAGCGCCGGAGATGTGGGTCCTGTCCCACCCGGACAAGCCACTGACCCTCGAACAGCGGTTGGCCCGGATGGAGCGCGGGTTCACCTACCTGGCTCCTACCGCCAAAGCGGAGCTACGGGAGCGGTTCGCCCGGGCGCGCAAGCGATGAGGTACTTCTCAGTCCCGACCTTCGTGGTCGTCCTGCTCCTCCTGATCCTCCTCGTGATACTGGGCGTGATCTAAAGCCACCGTTCGGCAAGGTAAGCGGGTTAGCCTTATCGCATGACTCGATCCGACTGGTCCCCGTTCCTGACCGGACATTCCAAACACCACCACGTCCACTCCGGCACCTGGCGCATGATTGCTATCGCGGGAGTCTGGCGCGCTATCGAAACCCGATGGTGTCTGGATTGCCGAGCCTTCTCCTACCCGGAGGTTGAGGGCTGGGAGCGGCGGAGGAGTCCGGAGCCGGAGTTCGCTTCGTAGAGGCTCTCAAGACAGCTACCTTTCACCGCAGAACGTCGTCGTAGTACGGCTCCCAAGGGACCAGGCGCAGGTCATAGACCGGCAAGGCTCCCGCTTAGAACTCACCACGAGGAGTCGGAACGATGGACCGTATTGCCGAATTGCTGGCTCGCCTCCAGGACCTTTCGCCGGAGGAGCTGGTCGAACTCCAGGGGCTGATCGACACAGAGTTTGATCGCCTCGCCGCCGAGGATGAGAACGCCGAGACAATCGGTGAACTCGGCAAGGTAGTCGAAGCCGCGGAGACGGCCGCAGCGGAAGTCTCCCGGCGCGCCGAGGTAGCGGAGGAGACGGCCCGCGCGGCGGAGGAGCTACGGAGCCGGATGAAGCTGCTCCGGACTCCCGTCGAGGAGACGCAGACGCCTACTGAGGACGGCGAGGAAGCCGTCCCGGTAGACGAGGAGGGCAAGGACCCCGAGGCCAAGACGCCTCCGGCAGCCGCGGCAGGGCAGGAGGGGCTTGACAAAGCTGCCGCAGGAGCCGGACGGGTCGCCCGGATGGCCGCTCAGCAAGGGCGGCCGAAGGCAGTCCCGGGACGCACCGCCCACTTCGGTACCGTCCTAACCGCCGGACCCGGGCTCCGGAACGTCTCACCCGGAGCGCCGGTCGAGGACCGGATGACCCTGGCCGAGGGAATGGCCGAGCAGCTGAGCCGGATGAACCGTCAGGCCGCGTCGAACGGTGACGTTATGGTCGCCTCCGCCGCCTGGACCTATCCGGAGGGGCGCCGCCTTACGCGGTCGAACTCCGCGGAGGCGAACGCGAGCATCCTGGAGGGCGTCGTCTCGTACGGGGCTATCACCGCCTCCGGCGGAACCTGCTCCCCGGTGAACGTGGACTACTCCGTCCCGACCTGGGCAGGAGCCGACCGTCCGATCCGGGACGGCCTCGCCGCCTTCTCCTCGGACCGTGGCGGCATCATGTTCGTCCCGCCGCCCGACATCTCGGCGCTCGCAGGAGCGACCGCGGTGTGGACGGAGGCGACGGACGCCTCCCCGGGGACGGCTACCAAGCCGGTCCTCACGATCAACTGCGGGACGGTCACAACCGTCTACGTGGACGCCATCCCGACGCGGTTGCAGTTCGGCAACATGCAGGGACGGTTCGCGCCGGAGCAGATCGCGGCCAATACCGACCTCGCCATCGCCGCCGCCGCCCGGATCGCGGAGTTGAACCTCCTGGCGAAGATCGACTCAAGCTGCACGAAGGTCACGGCGGCCGCCTATCTCGGCGCCACCCGGGACCTGCTGGCGGCCATCGACCTCTCCGCCGCGGCGTACCGCTACCGGCACCGCATCCCGCGGAGCGTGAGCCTGACGGCGATATTCCCGGACTGGACTCACGACATGCTGCGGGCGGACGTCGCGCGTGAGCTTGCCCACTCGACTTCCGGCGGGGAGCCCTTGGCTCTCTCAGACTCGGACATCGAGGCGTTCTTTACGGCCCGGGGGATCAAGCTCATATTCTCCCTTGACGGCCGGGCGGCCAACGCTCTCGGCGGGTCTACGAACCCGTTGCAGGGCTGGGGCACGCAGAGCGCCGGAGCGATCCTCGGCTGGCCCGCCGAACTCGACTGGAACCTGTTCGTTGACGGCACGTTCCAGTTCCTGGACGGAGGACGCCTGGACCTCGGCGTTGTCCGGGACGCCACCCTCGATAGCACGAACGATTACGAGACGTTCGTGGAAACCTTCGAGGGCGTGGCCTTCCGAGGCATCGAGGCGCTCGTGATCCGTTCCACGCTCACCCCGAACGGCGCCACCGCCGGAACCGTCGCGGTCACCGGCTACGCCGAATAGAGGGAGCACGACGAGGAACCGAGGCTAGAAATGGCCCGACTGGTCTATCCACTACAGCGGCCGACCGTCCCGGCGCCGCCCGTTCTCTCACTCCTCAAGTCGGCCAACCAGCCGGAGGACGAGACGGGTGGCCGCTGGGTGGGCGGCTTTGCCTGGGAGCCCGAATCACGCGCCGCTGCTGTCTCGCGGGATAGCTGCGACTACTCGACTCCGGACCGCCCGGCCCTACCGACCCCGGTATTCGCCGGGACGAACCTGGTAGCCGGAACGTCCGGGACCCTCGGGGCGGCGACGTACTCCTACGCGGTGACGTTCGTGAACGCCGAAGGGCATACGGCCGCCTCCGCAACGGCGACGGTCGCAGTCCCCGCCGGAGGCAACGGGAGCGTGGCCGTAACGGTCGCTTTCCCGGTCGGCTCCTCCGGGGAGGGCGTAACGATGACCGTCTACGGCCGTGTCGGCGGCGCCCTGGGGCTCATCGCCTCCGGGGTGGTCCCGACCGGCTCAGAGGGGAGCGGTTACTCCGCCACGTTCACGGATACCGGCGCAGCTACGCCGGGCGCGGCTCCGCCGGTCACGAACACGAGCGGCGGCCCGGGGACGTACACGCCTCCGGGCATCCAGACCTACTACCCGCTGATGGCGATGGCGGAGGACCGCTGCTCAACGTGGGGCTTCTCGATCCACGACTTCAAAGGCAGGGCGACCCGCCTCCTGGAGAACGGGATGGCGAAAGCAATCGGGAGGGAGTTCTCGTCTGGCCTTATGGCGCAAGCCCTCGGCTATCCGAACAACTACCTCCAGAACGGGAGCGACCCGAACTTCGTAGACGTCACCCCGGGGAGCGTCCCGAGCATTACGCGCGGCATCCAAATCCTGGAGGACTACCTCGCCTCAACGGGCTTCGGCGGCCAGGGGATGATCCATGTCATGCCCCAGACGGCGCCGAATCTCCTCGGCGCGCGCCGGGTCGGGGACCTGCTCCTCACCGTCCTGGACAACATCATCGTCCCGGACGCCGGGTACGACGGGAACGGTCCCGGCAACGCGGCCTAGGCGGCGGGTTACTCATACATCTACGCCACAGACATGGTTGACGTCCGAGTGGACGAGAACGTGACGGTGATCCCGGACAGCTTCGAGGAGGCGGTGGACCGCGGGGAGAACGGCGAGCCGAACACCGTCACCTTCCGGGCGTTCAAGTTCTACGCGGCAACGTTCGATGCCCAGGCTCACGCCGGGTGCAAAGTCGCTTTGGCGACGTAACGGAGGAGGAGTCAAATGGCACTACCCGATGGTGCGGCCCAGGTCCTTGCGGTCGCCACCCGTCTCTCGGTCCTGGACCAGAACGGCTATCCCGCGGTCGGGAGCAACACCTTTACGACCGACTCCGTAGTCCTCGCCACCTACGCCCCGACGATAGAAGCCGGGGATGACCTCGTGCTAAAGAACGCGGCCGGGAACATCGCCGTTCACTACAAGCACGGGGACATGCCGAAGTATTACACCGCGACCATCGAACTGACGACGCCGGACCCGATGTTCGAGCAAATGCTTTGCGGCGGGGTTCTCCTGGCGGACTCCTCCGCGGCGCTCACGACTCCGCTCGCGGCTCCTACCGGGGCACCGGCTATCACCGGAGGTTCCCTAGCGGCCGGGAGCTACTACTACAAGGTGACTGCCGCCAACCAGTACGGCGAGACGGTTGCGACAGCGGAGTCCGCCGCCATCGTGGTCGCCTCCGGAGTTGCCGGCACGGTCACGCTGACCATGCCGACCTTGGTAACCGGCCAGGTCTACTGGCGGATATACGGGAGGACCATCGGGGCGGAGCAGTTCCTCGTCCAGCTTCCCGTCGCGACGACCACCTGGGTAGACCTCGGGACGATCTCTCCCCTCGGTGCTCTCCCGGCGGCGAACACCTCCGCCGGACCCGGAGCGCAGACCGGGTACGCAGCGCCGAACCTCGGGATCGTGGGCAACCCTTCCGGAGTCTCGATAGAGCACTGGGGGATGGCCGTCCTCAAGGGCCAGCAGGTTTCGTATCTCCCCTACTGGCGCTGGTCCATCCCGGGGGCGAAGAACTTCCACGCCTCCAGCCGGACCTTCTCGAACACGATCATGGCGAGCAGCTATACCGGGGAAGCCTTCGAGAACGCCAACTGGGGCTCCGGTCCCTTCGGGGACTGGCAGTTCGCCTCGGGCCAGGTCTACCAACGGGCGCGCGCCGGAGCGGCGACCCTGCCGTCTATCGGACTCTCCCCGGTGGTAGCCACTGTCTGATGACCCTCACGAGCCCGCGTAGTGGTCCATGCTCGCCTTGGATCACAGCGGCGGACGTCCTTAAGCTCCCGCGGTGCGGGAACGCAGACGAGGACCTAGCGGCTCAGGTCGCCCTTGCGGCGAGCGGGATTCTGTTCATCCTCTCCGGGAATCAGTTCACCGGGGAGTGCGGGCCGGTGATCGTCCGCCCGGTAGCGCGTCCGGTCGATCAGGACACCCGCCGCGCGGGCAGCCTGTCTCCGCTCGGCTATATGTCCGGCGGGTCGTTCCTGGCCTACGGGCTCGTCCTGGCGAACACCGCCGCCGCCTACGGGAGCGTCAACGCGCCGGTCGTTGAACTGAACCCCTACCCGGTGACGGAGATAGTCGAAGTGACCATCGACGGGGTGACGATCCCGGCGGACGAGTACGAACTCCAGAACTACCGGAGTCTCGTGAGGATGCGCCCGGTCCCGTCCTTCACCCCGACCGAGCGGTGGGGCTGGCCGACGTCTCAGATCATGGACCTGCCCTTAACGGAGGAGGGGACGTTCGGGGTCACGTTCAACTTCGGCATCCTTCCTCCGGCGGAAGGCTTGCTCGCCGTCAAAGCCCTGGCAAAGAACCTCTGTCTCGCCTCGATGGGGCAGCCGAACCAACTCCCGGAGAGGCTGACGAACATCTCCCGGCAGGGCGTCACGGCTACAGTCCTGGACCAGGCGGACATAATCGGGAAGGGCCGGACGGGCATCCCGGAAGTGGACTTGTTCGTCAAGACCCAGAACCCCTACGGGCTCGTCAAGCCCGCCGTGGTCTGGAGCCCGGATATCGGCCGCGCGCAGAGGGTCCCCCAGTGATCCCGATATTCGTCCCCTTCACCCGCGTCAAGCCCCTGACGGATTTCGTCCTCCGCCCCTACTCCGTAACGGCCGTGAAGATGGAGGACCGGACCTCGTACCCCGACTACTGGCAGGAACGGTGGGACGCCGGGGAAGCCTTCATCAACGTCGAGCATGACGTCGTTCCCTGGCCGGGAGCCATCGAGGAGCTAGACGCCTGCCCGGAGGACTGGTGCGCCTTCGGCTACCACCCGAGGACGACGTTCGAGGGGCAGACGGTCATCCTTGCGTGCTGCAAGTTCCGGGAGCCGTTCATCGCCGCCACGCTAGGCGTCTGGGAGCAGGTCAGCCCGCGGGACTACGCGATGTGCGACAGTCATCTAAGCGGGTTCGCCCGCCAGCGCGGCTTACGGTGCCATCAGCACTTCCCGCCAGTCGTGCACGACAGGAGTTAGGAGGAGCGATGGACGTACATCTCAGCGCCCGGGGCGACCCGTTCCAGGCGGACAACGAGGAGGCAGAAGTGAACACGGACTCGACACCGCCCCAGTTCGACTCCGCGCGTTGGATGCGCGCCGGAGCCACCACGGAGGAGCTGGCCGAACTCGACTCCCTGTGGGGAGAACTCTCTACGGAGGAGCAGGAGGCGGAGCGGGCGCGCGTCGAGTCCATCAGCGACGCGATGCTGGCGGAGAACCTCGACACGCTGTTCCCCTCCAGGATCGCTCCAGCGCCTTCCGGAACGCCCGCTAACGCCTTGGACGACCACGCGGCGGGAATCCTCTCGGACTTCCGTTCTAGGGCCAAGGAAATCGTTCAGGCGGCAGAGGCGGAGGCGGAGAAGCTGCTCGCTCTCGTAGACCGGGAAGTCCCGGCAGCCGTCGCGGCAGCGGAGGCGGAGGTCCGTCGTCTCAAGACCGAGGCGGCCGCGGAAGCCGAGAGGCTTCTCGCAGAGGCGGAGGCGGCCGTCGCGAAGTACCTGGCCTCGCACGCCACGGTAAGCCCCGGCGCCGCCGGAGGTAGCGCCGGAGCGTGACCGTCCTCCTAAAGGACGTCGGCGGAGGCGCCGTCTCCCTTCTCGCTCAGATACAGGAGCAACTCGTCCTCCAGCAAGGGCCGAACTTCCTGCCCGTAGACGAGAACGGGGAGCCGGTCGCCTACGTCGCGCCGGGGGACGCCATCGCCTTCGACTCCCCGGGGCTGATCGTCAACCTCGTCTCGATCAGACAGGGCTCCCCGGGTCAGCCGGTCACGACCTGGCAGCATTTCCAGGCGGCTACGTCCTTCGCTGACTACGCGGTGACGATCCTCCGGAACTCCTCCGTGGTATCAAACAGTGGTATCCCCACGCCCGTCGAGATATCACAGGACGCCTACACGAACCATCTCGACTGCTCCGCTCTCTGGTCCGCCATGCTGGCGGTCGAGGCGAGCTATGAGTGGGCGGGCGCCGGAGTCCCGGTCGTCCTCGTCGGCTGCGATCCCCTTGGGGCGCAAGGCGGGCTGATGGCGGCCAGGCTCACGGTAGAGGTCGAACTGATCTAGCATCCGCGTATGGCCGACGAACAGGTAGCCCCGCTCCCGCCGCAGCCGATGGGTCCGGCTCCGGTCCAGATGAACTACGACGTGATCGACTCCGTACCGCCCGGGCTGGTGGTCCTCCGGATCGACTCTCATGAGGGGAACAAGTTCATATTCCTGGACCCGGGCGCCGCCGACGATTTGGGCGCCAAGCTCCGGGCCAAGTCCCGGGCGGTAAGGACGGGCCTGACCCTGCCACAGACCAACGGCCACCGGCTGATCGTTCCGCCGGGGACCTAGTTGGTGCCGTATGAGAAGGGCGAAGTGATCCAGGTGGAGGCGCACGGCAAGGTGAAACGGCTGCTCGTCCTGGACGTCGTAGTAGATGAGGGGAGCTACGACCTCTCGCTCCTCCCGGACCCGGAGAACTGATGGAGGGGCTCGTCATAGACGCGATAGCCCTGGAGGAGATGCTCCGGGGTCCAGACGGGATGGTCTACCGCCACCTGATGGAGAAGGCGGCGCTCGTTCAGGACGCGGCGAAGGCACAGATCGAGAGGAACAAGCGGGAGCAGGAAGCCGACACCGGGAAGCTCAAGGCGAGCATCGTCAAGCGGAACGTCATCTACGACGGCGACCCGACCGTCTCCGTGGGGACCGACACGATCCGCTACGCCCTCTGGGTTCATAACGGGAACGGCCCGCCCGGAGGATTCATATTCCCGGTCAAGTCCAAGGTGCTGGTGTTCACGTCGAACGGGGTCAAATACTTCCGGCCCTGGGTAAAGACCAGTAAGCCGAACAGGTATTTGGTCGATAATTTGGTGTTAGCGATTACGTGAACGCCAACGCCGCATAGCCTCCCGTGAGGAGCGACGGTGTTTCTCGGGATCGGCCGCAATGCGCCGCCGGTCGGATTCACGCTGACAGACCCGGCAAGTGCGGAACCCGTAGGTGTTGGCGCTGTCGTACGTATGTCCCTGTGGGCAGGTGATCTTGAGGACGCCGCCGGTCCCGGCTCCTCGCGCCCGATTCTCGCGATTAGTCGTCAGGTCTAGGTGTGACGGACGCACGCAGGGCCGGACGCGGCACAGATGGTCTAGTTCGAGGGTGCCCGGAACGGGACCGTGTTCCCACTCCCAGGCGACTCGATGAGCCTTCCTGTTCGTGCCGTCGAGCCAGAACTGCCCATAGCCATCGACGCAGCTTCGGGTCCATAGCCAGCATGGCCCGAGGTCAGGGCGATGCGTCGGGATCGGGCCGTTCTTGTTGACCTTGCTCCAGAACCTCGCCTGTGAGTCCACACCTAACAGCCTAACTGACAACCGGAGGCAAGACAGGTAACCTCCGTCGCGTGACCGGGTTCTACGCCTTCCTGGGATGTGTAGCCGCGCTCCTCGTCCTGGTCGGCGCCTGCTGGCTCGTGAGCCGGGAATGATCTACACCCTCTGGTTTGGCTACATCTGGCCGAGCCTCAAGGGCAACGGGCCGGAGGCGCTCGTCCAGACCATCGTCTACGCCGGAGTCGCCGTCGCCATCTACCCGCCGCTGCGGGACTGGGCCAAGCGCGAGGCGGAGAAGTTCCACGCTACGGAGAAGGCGGACCGGGAGCACCTACACGCCAAGCTCGATCACATCATCAAGCACCACCCAGACATCCCGGAGTTCCCTCAAGACAAGTAGTCTCCTCGCCGTCAGGGGCGTCCGGGAACCGTAACCGGGGGACGTCCGCTCGTGTCGATCACGAGGCGTTACCGATGACAGATGAAGTGGCCGAGGGGCCAGTATTCGGGCGCCGGGGACCGGGCTGGACGCCGGAACCTGAGCGAGCCCCTGTCCCGTTCCAGCTAGCGGGCTACTGCGTAGCCGGGAAGTGCGACGATCACCCGAAAGGGGACGGCGAGCACCTGTTCAGCTTCTCCGCCCGGGGACGGATGCCGATGGGCTCCGCTCTCGATATGGGGAGCGTGATCACTTCTGAGGGCGGAATCCAGGCGATGTACCTCCTCAAGTACCTCTCCCGCGCCGTCATAGATGAGGACCGGAACCGGATGAGCGAGACGCTCGACCGGACGGACGTGAACTTCGAGGGCGAGACGCTCCTGGAGGTCGTCGGCTACCTGAACGAAGCGTGGGGTGCTGGCCCTTTAGCAAACAGGTCCGAGCGTCGGCGTGGGCTCTCGCGAACTGGTCCTTCGTCAACGGCTCGCTCCTCCGCGCGGGCATCCGCTTAAGGGACCTGGCGATTGAGGACGGGGTAGACGTGCTCTACAGCCTGATAGCGGACGACCTCGCCTCGATGGCCGATACCGAAGCCATTCGGAAGCGCCTCGATGAAGTCCTCCTCCGGCCGTTCGACGCGGAGGAGGCGGAGGAGTTCGACCGGGACCGCCAACTCGCCGTTCTCATGGAACAGGCGGCGGAGGCAGAAGCGCAGATGGCCGGGTACATCCCCTCCCTAGGGGAGCAGCCGTGACGGTTCTAGGCGAAGCCTGGGTCATGATCCGGGGGAACCCGTCCTCGTTCAAGGGCGACCTAGCCGGAATCGAAGGGGACGCGGCGGCGGAGGGCGACCTCGCCGGAGCCAAGCTGTCGAAGGGGATGGAGGAGGGGACCGCCGGGCTTAAGGGCAAACTGGAGACCGTAGGGGAGGACGCGGGCGGGGCGCTATCCGGCGGTATCGGCAAGGGCGCTGGTGAGGCTGAGTCTGCGCTCGGCGGGCTCAGCGGAGGCACCAAGGATGCTGAGAAGGGGCTCAGCGACCTGGAAGGCTCCTCGCACAAGACGGGCGGGGCGATGGGTGGGCTGGCCGGGATATTCGGAAGTCTGCCGGGGCCGATGGGCGAGCTCGGTGAGGGGGCTGAGAAGGCGAGCGGCGGCCTGGAGTCGATGATCGGCAAGGTGCCTGGGCTGAGCGCGCTGGCGCCGTTGCTGGCGAACCCGTTCGTGGCAGGGGGAGTCGCCATCGCCGTGGCGGCGGCAGGGCTCGTCGCCATCGGGATCAAATTCGATGACGTGACGAACAAGATCGCCGCGGCGGAGGGAATCTCCTCAGCGGCGGCGGGGCAGATAGGGGATGCCTTCGCCTCCACGATGGGAACGACGACCTTCGACGCCGGGGAGATAAGCCTTGCCTTCGCCGGGGTGGCCGGACAGGCAAAGATGATTAACGGCGGAGTCCTCAGCGCCAAGCAGTCGCTCGAACTGATGCGCCCGGCGATGGCCCTGGCGGAGGCGTCCGGGACGGACCTCGCGACGGCGACGAGCACGGTCACTTCAGCCCTGCAAGCCTTCGGGCTCAAGATCAGCGACAGCCCGCTCGTGTCGAACGTGCTGTACAACGCAGCGAATGACACAGGCGTCAGCGTCGGCACCCTCGGTGCTCAGCTGGACAAGATCAAAGGCAAGATGGGGGACGCAGCCCCGCCGATTCAGGACATGGGCGCGCTGCTCGTGGACATGGCGGCCCACGGCGAGACGGGTAAGGCGGCGATGAGCGCCCTCGGGACTGCCTTCGACAATCTGGTGCTCCCGGCGACGGGACTGACCAAGGCGCAGAAGGCAATCCAGGTCGCGCAGGACGCTATGGGCGTGAGCTTCCAGAACAGCCAGGGCCAGCTGATTCCGGTGTCGGACATCATTGCTGAGATGGCGCCGAAGCTGAAGGGTATGAACGAC